TAATCATATTCAACATTATGCTAGATGTACTGATCTGGTGATTTGGTAAGTGTTTAGAGACTAAGAATGTGACAAAATCATATGCATTATTAATATTGTCAGGTATATCTCTTATCTCTTCTATCATTGGTAGACTTTGAGACCATTTACCTTGTAATCCAGTTAACTTTACATTATCAAAATAGTTTTCCCATTTTTTAGCTATATCATCCCAATTATAATGTTGTTCAGTTAGTTTTCTGGTCTCGAATCTTTTTTGTTCTTTTAAGAACTCTGGAGTGTTATAGTACTCTTCTAAGATTTGAATAAAATGTTTGTTGTCTGGATATACTCTTATTGCCTTAGTTTCAAGTTCTTTAAAGTATTGACCTACTTTTACGGGGAAGCCGTTGACCTTATGAACTACGTCATTCATTGCACTATAATCTACAGCTACTAATGGAACACCACAAGCAGATGCTTCAACTTGTGGCATACCAAAACCTTCACAAATAGCATATTGGACATAGAGATCAAAAACATTCATAATGATCGCTAGGTTTTCTGACGATACTCCATTGCTAACACTGGGCATACTACATGCCTTTTGTCCGCATCTAGGACATGTGCATACTGGGTGCTGGAATAGTGAAGGATAGAAGTAGTGACAATTTTGACAATGATACGTAAACAGTACTCTATTACCAATCTTGTATTCTTTTAAGAGTTGAGGTATGTCCCAACCAGCATCTGGATAACTAGTGTGCAAATATAGATATAGATTCTTGCCTAACGCATGATTATTCTCTTTTTCACATTTTTCTAATAACTTTTTAATTGAGTAAAATAGATCTGGTATTAATTTTCTTTTCTGATTTCTCATTACTGATCCAACAATAAACATATCGCTATGTAATCCCATAGCTTTTCTTATATGTTGCCTGTCTTGAGAAGGAGAGAAGGTTTTAAGATCTACTCCTGGAGATGTAGTATCTATATAATTTACTCTATTATTACTTTGTTTTTTTACTGCATCTCTACCAAAATCAGAATAGGTGAAGATCGCATCAGCATGTAAAAAGGTATCTATCCAGTCTTCTTGTTGTGGTTCAGAATCAACTGTGGGCATTAGCACCCAGTGGAAAAATGGTCTTAGAGGAGACATTTGCTGGTATGCGCTCATCCAGTAGTCTCTAATATCAAAAACAATATCCGGCTGAAAGTCTAATAATACTCTTTCAAATCGCCATCTTCCGAATTGATTTTCTGGTGAAGAACTATACTCAGGAAATCGTGGATCCTTATCGTCTACTGCATTAGCATAATATTTCCATTTGATACCAGTATCTTTTGGGTCATTTGTTTTTCCATATGAAGCAAATTCTGCTATCTCATATTTGCCAGTATCATATAGCCTTGAAAGGATTTCTTTTGCATAGGTACCAAAACCAGAATTTAAAAAACTAGCTTCGGATGCCATTAATATTTTGAGCTTTTTCATATATCCTTTATTGCTTTGTATAGAACAACAAAAGCATGGCTACGAAACCCTCGTAGCCACACTTTGTATTGTTAATGATCTGTAATCAGAATGCCACGGTCTCGGCATTATCTGACTTATTCTTCTTCGAAGATAGCTTTGTTATCTTTGAAAAATTGTTTACTCTGACCTTTAGAGTATTATGCTTAACTCCATCTTTTTCCCAAGAATCATTTCTTAGTGATCCTTCCACTAGAACTAAATCACCCTTCTTAAATGAGTCAGCAATGATTTCCGCCCCACTATCCCATGCTTCGCAAGGAACAAATGTTGTTACCTTGTCCTTCTCTCCGTTTGCCTTGGTATATTCCCTAGAAACGGCAACAGTAAAATTAACCACTGTTGTTTGCTTGCCACTGCTGTTTACAACTCTAACTTCTGGATCACGAGCTAAATTACCTCTTAAGATATTAATATTCATCTATAACTCCTTAGAAAAGAACCAAATTACTGACCTATTATAACATCCGACCATCGGAATGTCAAGATTGTGCGATGTACGCTTTTTCTACAACTAGCGAGTCACCGGATTTCGATCTATTGCCTTTAACAATGATAACATTATTTTGAAATAGTATATTGCGATAACTTCTATATTGTTCTGGGAAAAAAACTACAGAATCAAGAACGCCACTATTATCTGTCAGAGTAACAAATGCCATTTCTAGTCCTGGGTTTTTGCCGTTCTTAGTCTTTGTTACGCTTATATTATCTACTTCTCCACATAGGATAATATTATCTCTAGTCATATTAGTTTTAAATTCTTTACATGTAGTATTGGTCATGCTTATATCATACATGTCAACTTTAGAACAAGTTATAGCGCATCCCAATATTTCTTCCTCAGTATCGGAAATCCACTCTGGATTATCTTCTAGTGAGTATGGAGGTTTTTTATATGCATTAATTAAATTTTGTATAATTGCTAATCTGTTCTTGTTAAGTTTACCAACAGAAACTAGACCATTGATAGCTTGTAAAAAATTGTCATAAAGATATATATTGCATAATATAGTTCCAATTTCTTTTTTTGTTAACTCATTTATAAGATTGAGTTCGAACAGCATACTGTTTCTGCTCTTTTTTAGATAAGATATTGCGCCGCTTTGAATAAGAGCTTTAGCTCCGATAGAGTTGATATCTGTAAGTACTAAAAATGCAAACTGAATCCAATTTAATTGATCTAGTTTAAGATCTTTTGTTTTGACTATTGATAAAAGTTTTTTATAGACTGATCCACCAAAACCTTTTATATCTGTTAGTCCAAAATAAATCTTGTTATTTTTTAGTATGAAATATTCATTCAAATTTTTAACATCAGGTATGGCAACATCTATATCCATTTCATTGGCATTTTGTATCAGTTCTTTAATCTCAGCCTTTGGATCTATTTTATCTTTGGCGAATCTTAAATATGAAGAAAAGAATATTTTCGGAAAGTGAGCTTTTGTATAAGCAGATAGATATGCATTGATAGCATAACTTACAGCATGGGATTTATTGAAAGAATATCTTTGGCTTTTTTCAATCCATCCGAATATTTGTTCGGCAACATCTTCTGATACAATCTTAAGTTCTTTTGCTCCATCAATAAACTTTAATTTTACTTTTGCCATCTCTTCTGGCTTTTTCTTTCCGATAGCTTTTCTTAACATATCAGCTTCTTGCAGATTGAATCCTGCTATAGATTTTGCTATTTCCATAGCTTGTTCCTGATAAATCATTTCGCCGTAAGTTGATTTAAGGATCGGTTCTAATGAAGGATGAAAATAGTCTATAGATTCTAGTCCATTTTTTTTATCAATATAATGATTGGTCACACTTTTTCCGTCTCTAATAGCTTCTAAACATCCAGGTCTTAAAATACTAATAAGAGCAGATAATTCTTCTATATTTGATGGTTTTAATTTTTTGGCAATTGATCTGCCTAGGCGACTTTCAAGTTGAAAACAACCTTTTGTATTACCATCAGATATCAAATCCCATGTTCTTTCGCATTCCAAATTTAGTTTTTCTATTTTTGGATCAAATGCTAATCGCATACTGCTATCATCTGAGCCAGAATCCAATTTCTCAAAAGAGCATCCGCAAGAATATAAAAATTTTTGTGTCATTATTTATTCAGTACAAAAGAGTCCTTAAATTTGATTTTTTGGGATAAATTTCTGTGCAATTTTAAAAATCTAATAAGAATTTCTGCACAATCTTTTACATCTTTTAGGGCGTCGTGTGCTCCTTCTTTATTTATTCCAAAATAGTCTCGTAATGTATCCAAAGTATAATTTTTAAGATCATTATTGTGTTCGAACCATAAGAAAACCAAGTTCATTATATCAACAACATCTCTTGGGAAAAATACATCCGTAGTTCCCTCTTTATTTGTATTACCGTATTTTTTGCTTAATCTATCTATTATCTTTAGATCAAACCTATGTATATTATACCCAGCAGCAATCGGAGCACTAAATTGACTTTTTTTAGATGATCTAGCGTGATACATTTCAAGATAGTTTATGAATAACTTCCAAGATTGTTCTTGCTGAGGATATTCTTTCCATTGATTTAATATATCATCCTTGGAGCAGCCTCTGACTTTGGCATGAAAGTCCAAAATATCTGTAGTATATGTATAGTTAATGTCTTTTTCTAAAGTTTCTGGCTTAAAAAAGATATTAAATTCCGACTTTGGTACAACTTCCAATTTAATGGGATCAATAATCACTGCCGCAATTTGAACAGGACTACATTCTACTGGGTTTGATCCGTCTGTTTCAAAATCGAATACGCAAATCTTGTTATAGTTAATCATTAACTTCTACTTCCGTAATTGGTGTGATCTGTATTTTTGTGCTAGGGTCTGTTACTTGCTTTGCATTATTTACTCTACAGCAACTAATTCTTTCATCGGGAATTTTTTCATATTCAATTCCGCCAGTAGTAAATTTATCGCCCACAGCTAAATCCATAAACTTTTTAAGACTCATAGTTATTCTCCATTCTTAAGTATGTCTTTTATGGTCATAATCTTATCAAGCATTGCTACGCCAAGAATATCGAACTTAATAACTCCGATACTCTCCAGATCTTGCATTTCCATACCAGCAATCAATTGTTCATTTTTTGAGTCATAAACCATAGGACAAGTCTCCTTTAATGGCATTGAACTAATTGCTATACCGGCTGCGTGTTTTGACTGGTTAGACTTAGTGCCCTCTAATCTTATAGCCTGCTCAAATCTTTTGGCAAGCGGCCCTTGTAATTCATTGTTTTCGTCTATAAAACACCATTCCTTAAGCTTGTCCGGATTATTCTCCAGAGCCCATCTGATTATAGATGCTTCGCCAGTTTCCTCTTTCATTTCTTGAAGTTCATCCGCTATCTTAGCTTCATCAGGTATGTTTTTTGTTATTTTATTCATTTCATCAAATGTAATATTTCCGTATACTCTTAATACATCCTTTAATGCACCTCTTCCTTTGATAGTATTAAAGGTTACCATTTGTGAAACTTTATCGTGTCCATATTTTTGTTTTATATATTCTATAATTAGTTCTCGCTTATTAATTGGAACGTCAACATCAATATCTGGCATAGATATATGATCTTTACTATTGCGTCCAGCATTATAAAATCTATCAAACATCAGATTGTATCTTAATGGATCAATACTTGTGATACCTATTAAATATGACACTAAACAACCAGCCGCACTACCTCTCCCCGGCCCAGGTAACCAATTATTGTGTCTGACATAGTTAACTATATCTTGAACAATTAAAAAGTAGCTAGATAATCCAGCCCCTTGCAAGACTTCTAGTTCGTACTTGATTCTGTCGATGTACGACTGCTGATCATCTTTTGGTATTGCATTGGCTATTTTTTCTCTCCACCCATCTCTACATAGTTGTCTTAGATATTCATCAGGATTGTATGAATCTGGGCATTCAAACGGAGGAAGATTAGGATTGCTCAAAATATTATATTCTTCACACATATCAGCAACTAAATTTGTATTTTCTATTTCTTCTTCTGTATGAAGACTATTTATTTCTTCCTGAGATAGTATATGAAAGTTATCAGAGGTGAAAAAACAAGATAAAGGAACATCTTCTCCATTAGATATTTTTCTACTGATTTCTGGAAAAGTAGTTTTGATGTTATTGCATAATAGTATTCTTTGGTCATTAGAATCTTCTTTGCGACAATAATGAGCATCTGGTGTGCATATTACTTTGGTATTTGTAATCTTGCCCAGTTGTCTAATAACATCAGTAAGATCAACTTGAATAGGAGTATTGTCTTTGTCCATCAATTGGCTTTCCAAAAAAAAGTTTTCTGGTCCAAATATGTCTTTCATTTGTTTAATTAAATTGACACCTATTTTTTCCCAATCTTTGATCAATCCATCATTTTTAATAATTTTATCGGCTAAAACCGATCCTAGATGGCCACAAATACCTATGAGATCGCCGCCAGCAAATGCTGACAGAGCCTCAAAATTGAGCCTGGGCTTGTGATAATAAAAGTCTGGTCTGTTGGACTCGGAGATCAGACGTATTAAATTTTTCCAGCCTTTGAGATTTTTGGCCAATACTATAAAATGACTTAGTTCTTTATTTTCTTTGCTTTGTATTGTTGGATCATTATTACATATATATAGCTCACAACCTAAAATCGGTTTGATGCCTTTTGTTTTCATTTCTTTGTGAAATTTTATAGAGCCAGCAATATTTCCGTGGTCGGTCAAGGCACAAGCCCTTGCATTAATTTCAACACACCTATCTGCGATTTGTGAAGGTTTAGATAGACCATCCAATAGACTAAACATCGAATGACAATGGAGAGGAACGTAATTTTTCATTCTGTGCTTCCTGGCGCCTTGTATTTTCCTATAGCATACCCCGGTATAGTATACTCGTCAACCACCGTGTCTATACCTTTTATTTCTATATCGTGCTTAATTTGCTCACATTTCGTCATTAGTCTGTCAACTGGTGTTAGTTGATTATCTCTATATTCGCTTATAGGATGTATATGAGTGCTATCAAAAGTTGTTTTTCCAAAATGACATAATTTTGTACATTTCCAACTTTTATTTAGTTGTGGAATTTGTGTCTGTTTTATTATTTCAAATTTTTCTTTCAACATATTTTCTGTAGATATAAGATCGCTATCGTCATAGCATATTGTAAATGGACCACCATCATTAATAAAATTTATAGTAATCATTACGTGCTTGATATCAGGATACAGTTGACTTACGGCATAATGGTAAATTTTCAGCTGTGGATCTTTTTGTAATTTTTCTGGAGTTTTTTCTTCTCCAGTTGCCCAATCCAATCTTCTACCAGTTTTCCAGTCTATTATCTCGATAGTGTTATCGTCTACTTTTGTAATTAAGTCTATGGTGCCTTTTATAGCTAAATTTCCTTCTAAAGTTTGTCCTTGATAATCGTATTTAAATTTTGCCCATTTTCTTTTTATCTCAATATCAAAGTGTTGTTCTGGTTGAAGTATATTTCTGTTTCTAGGATCAAACATACCTCCGTTGTAGTCCAGTGCCTTATGAACCCATGAATGACAATCTTTGTAATCTTTTAGTTCCCATTCATGGTGAGTGAATTGACTAGTATAATAATTATATACTTTTTCAATAAGCGTATTAACATTATATTTTTTAATGTTGATCGACCCAACAACATCGTCTACTATTTTAGTTTCGGAATTTTGTTCGGCTAACTTGATACACGCTAGGATCTCTAATACTTTGTGTACTATTGTTCCTTTATCAGCTTTTTTATTAGATGGCGATCTTATACCCAATACATATTCTATAAAGTATTGTTGTGGACACATGCAATGCGTCCCATAAGAGCTGCTTCTTAAGTATGTTATTATGATAGTATCATTCCTTTATTTTTAAGAAATTGGACAATAGCATTGTTTCGCTCATCGATTCCTAGGCTCTCATTATCTATGACTAAATCAAAATTATTGGGATCATATCTTTCTGGATCTAATGCAATTTCGCTTAAATGGGTAGAATTAAACGGATTACGAGTTAGTCTAATTATAAAACCACCAGCATTGCGTATGGCCTCTAATTCATTTGGGAATCTACAATCTGCTATGATAGCAAAATCTAGATTTTCATTCTTTATTTTTTTGATCGTGGCATTAGTCCATACTTGATTTAGCATTTTGCGAAAAATATCGGTACCAACAACTTGCATGACTTGTCTCGCTGTCATAAAACCGCTTGGATCATAATCTGGTTGTTCAGTATAGTTATTTTCGTATCCTACCACATTTTCCCATCTGATATTAGTCAATGAATTTTTTTGATCATCGTCGCCATAACATTGTTCTTCTGTTAATCCCAATATATTCATGCATATGTCTTGTTTTAACGGGTCTGCAAAATTATAGATTTTGGATGTGCCGGTTGTATACTGGGAAAATAAAGACTGCATGAATTGAGAACTAGTAGTTTTACCAGATTGTTTTCTTCCAGAAAATGCTATAATCAGTGTCATATTATTTTTCCTAAGTACTCTTTGATTTCTTTATTTATTTCTTCTGTTGTCATATCAGCAATATCTGGTTTGGATATTTCTGGTATAAAAATTCTATATGTATTTTGGCATTTATTTTTTATCTGTTGTGCGGCTTTTTTGCCTGCCTCATCATTATCTGTTAATATAACTATATTCATCGCTCCGCTAGAATCAAGTATGATTTTTTGTCTATCGCTAAGTGAGGATCCAAAGATTGCTACGCTATTATGAATATTATTTTCTTCTAATTTCCACACGTTGCCAGGACTTTCAACAACAATAACGGTATGATTTTTTAGTATATGTTCTTTTGCAAGCCAAAAATTATACAAATGATTTTGGCTTTTAAATTCGTGATTATGCTTCCACTTGGGGAACTTCCATCTATCTGACTCATTGGGGCATTTGGTTGTAGGGTTGTGAAAACACCCACATTGTGTACATTTTTCAAAAATGGATCTGCCAGTGCATCCGACAAGATAATGATAATTGTTGTCGTATATTGGTGCAACTGCCCTGTTGTACATCTCCTTATCTACTCTATCACAAACTCCGACATCATATTTATCTAATATCTCTTTAGAAAAGCCTCTATTCATAAAGTAATCTGCTGGAATATTTAAAGATTTTCTAACCATCTCTCTTGTGATTAGAGATTTATTTTCTATTGGAATAGTTTTTTTAACATGATTAACTACATTTGCAAATAGAGCTTTATTTTTATCGGATTTAGATATTTTGATACTCTTTAAGTCTTTGTTCAAAAAAGATAAACAGTACTTTAGGGCTTCATCAAATGAGCAATTTTCGTCACCAGCTTTTGACCAACCATATTTTTTACTAGATAAAACTCCTCTAACAAACCCTATTATTGATCCTTTAAAAAATTGTTCACAATTATGGGTTCTACATTTCCAGTTGCCTCTATATGTTTCACCTTGATGATATATATTTACTGCCGATTGGTTGTCTCCATTATGGATTGGACAACACATTGATACCATCTTTGAAGACATAGAATATTCAATGTCCAAAGACTGCAATAATGATTCTATATTATCGCATAAATCATCACAAACTACTTTTAGTTTGGATTGATCAAGCGAAGGGGATTTCTTGTTCATTGTCCTTGTCATCTACTATTTTAAATCCTTTATCAGATCCTGTTTTGTTATTTACCACATCTAGACGTGTTCTTCCTTCTGTTATTTTTGCACACCAACCTTTCATGTAGCAATTGATATAATCATTATCGTCTAATCCTCCACCGTGGCGACTAATGAGTGGGACCAATTTTCTGTTACCGTTATTGGGTCCATCTTCTGCAATTTCTTCGTCGCTCTTTCTTTTGAATATGGTAAAGTTGCTACACAGCCAAATGATTCTATCTGAGCCAGAAGCGGTGTCTGTACTTTCTTTTGTAATCCCGTCTCTATTTAATTGTACGAAAGCTACAATAGGTACTTTATATCTTATTGCAAAATTATGCAGGCTTGTCATCATGAATCCAAGAACCTGGTATTCTTTCATATCTTGTGATATTCCAACGCTATCCATAAGCTTTAAATAATCATAAAAAATTACGCAGTCTTTTGCTGTGCCATCATCATTTAATCCAACTTCTTTAACTAGCCATCTTCTCATTATTGCCAATTGATCTTCGAAAGGTTTCCCCGCAATGCTTTTGTGATAAATCTGCATTGTTTTAACTGATGATGCTGCTTCTGTTATTTTTGTTTTTTTGTCTATTGATTCAGAGAATCTGCCTGTCTCTATATCATTGATCTCTATCTCTGTCATCATTGCCAATATTCTATTAATATGATCCTCTTTAGTCATCTCGGTATCCATATTTAGTATTGGTATACCAAGTTTGGCTATATTTGTACTCATATTATCTGACAATAATGTTTTGCCTGTTTTTGGTCGTGCGGCAATAACATTAACAGTTCCCTTTCTTAATCCTCCACCGATAGATTGATCATATATCGGAAAACCAGTAGGTATACCGATTTGATCAACCTTGTTAGTTTCTAGATTTTTTATGTAATCGTCTAGTGATTTGCCTATTTTTTCTGGAGAGTTATCGGTATCATTCAGTAACGAAGTAAAATTAAAAATACTATCTTCGGCTAATCCTATGATTGATGATATAGGCTCGCTACCTGTTACATCCAGAATTTTATCTTGAGCTAATTCTAGTTGTTGTCTAAGTAATCTTGCTATTTCTAGCTTTCTTATCTTGGCAGCAAATTTTCTAACATTTTCTTGGCTAACAGGAAAATCCATGATAGCTTTTAGGTGTTGTGCTTCTTCTTTCTTTAGCAGAACATGGTCCAGACTTAATTCTTTTGCAGCAGAATAGATCGAGGCTATGTCTATTGCATTATTTGTCCCAGATTCGCATATTCTTTTCAAGCACTTGAAAATAATAGAATTACTATCAATTGTAAACGATGTCTCTTGAATAATATCTGCGACATCGTAATATGCCTCATCATTATAAGAGCATATACCAGCCAAAACTGCTCTTTCGGCAGCGGGATCACTTAGAATCATTTTTCATCCAGCGGAGGTAGAACACTTGTTACACTTATATCTATCGACAGAATCCTGAATAAGTCCAGGACTCACTTCTTCACGCCTTCCACAAACCCTGCACACAACTTTGATCATGCTGAACTTTCTTGCTCTAGGCACAGAAGGTTGAGTTCTAAGTTTTTTATCAATAATTGTATCCTCTTTATGAAGATTTTTTTCTGGCATTGAATTAAACTTGTTTGTATGTTTTTCTTTTTTGTGTCGTCTTTTTGTTTTAATAGATTTAACGACAAAGTCTTCATCATCAGTTTCTTGATGGTTATTCGTATCCGTATTCTCGATTTGAGTTTTTTCTACAGAGGGAAGCATCCCTTGGAGCATCTGTATCATAGCCTGTATTTGTTCTGGTGTCAGATTATCCATTTTTGATTACCTTTATTTTCTGTATAGACAATAAAATGTCTGATAAATTTTTGATACCATTAGCTAAATATGATAGTCTATCACTTCTTTGCTTAGCATACTTCTTGATTTTGTTTAAAGATATAGCTCTATCATTATGTTTTATCGCTTGATAAGATTTTTCAATATAGCCATACCCTTTATAATTATTTACTTCATCCGATATAACTTCTTTGATGGTCTCTTCGGCCCAATTGTATCTTGCTATTTCTCTATTTATCGTTCGTTGAATATGAAAAGAAAATTGACCTAATCTATAAGATATTTGGGCACAATCTTCTGGAGTTAATTTTTCTAATTGATCTCTGCTCATGTGCAGATATTCATTTAATTCATTTTCTGGTAAACAATTGTTACTATACTTCGGTAGACCAAGTCCATTCTCATATTCATCTAGAAGATTATCCCACTCATTAAGTTCTTCTTTAGACGTTTTGGTTGTCATGTTCTATTCTTTCTTTCCATTGATCTGTGTTTTCATTGTATGGTAATTCAACATATTTAATATTGTTTATTTCGCACCATTCTTGCTTTTCTCTGTCTCTTTTTTGAGACTTTAAGAAGTTCAATATCGTGCTATGATAAAATGGAATAAATTTATAGTGCTGTTCTCCATGTACCTCTATACATACTTTTTTTAATGGTATGTAGAAATCTAAATATAGTGTTTCTCCTTTTCTCAATTGAATAGGAACTTCTTCCAAAATTTGCATTGTAGGATACAATTTATTAATCATGGATCTTGCTTGAAGATGAAAACTAGATTTATTTATTATTTTTCCTTTTGCAATGTGTCCTGTTAGTGTCCAGTTAACATTGTTCCCATCCAAGTCCTTGATTAGCATTTTAGGCCCATTGTATCTTTTATGCTCTTTACCAAAG